TTACATATTGATGATCGAGCGGCGGACGCGGCCGACGATGATGGGGTCGTTGTCCGGGAAGATCGGTTCATGCTGCGGGTTGGTGGAGACGGGCTCGAAGCGCATGGGGCCGGAGCGATAGCGCTTGTAGGTGGCGTTGCCTTCCACGTCCGAGATGACGTAGCAGCCATTGGGAACGAGGTTGCGGTCGTTGCGATCGACGAAGATGATGGAGTCGGGCGGAGAGATCCGGTCCATGGAATCACCACTGACTTTCAAGGCAATCCAGTCCCCTGAGGCCGGTAAATCCGCCACGCGGATGAGGCCGAGGGCTTCATCGGCAATATCGTCGCGGATCATGGCGCCAGCGCTGACCCAGGCGAGATAGGGCACGATCAGGGTGGGAACGCCCTCCGCATCCGGCGTGTAGGATGGGTCGAGCTCATGGATGCCGACGCCCAGCGCCTGGGCAAGGGCGGGAAGCTCGGTGGTCTTTTCAGTCAAGCCGGTCTCTAGCTGCGAGATGAGCTGCTGGCTCACACCCGACAGTTCCGCAACTTTCGCCTGCGAAAGATTTTTGATCTTCCTGATCGATTTCAGATTTTCGCCAATAATTCCCATGGCTTAGTTTTTACCAGAACGCTTGTGGAAAAGCACACAAGGAAACTAGTTGACGGACGTCAGAATTTTTACTAGTTTTCTTGTATGGATAGATTTCGTCATCACACCGAATGGGCCGCTGAGGCCGGTGGCTTTCGGGCCAGGCTTGCAGGAGCAAGGGGTTGCTTCGAGCAGCCCGTTTCCTGGCGGCAATCCGAGGCCGGGCAGGTCGGCGCGGCACAAGCGGTTGCGGTTGAAACGGCGTTTGTCTTGCGAATGGCGAGGGATGGGTTTGTCCCTCGTCTGGACCTGCGCCCCGATGTCTTTGGTGAGCGGCAGGCAGCGGAGCGGAGGACCGATGTGTCCTTCGCCGCGCTGGCCGCTCCCGGCATCGGGGCGGGGCAAAGGCGGGCTTTTACTTTGAAGGAGGATCTCTTCGCATGAGTTCTGTCCGTATCGAAGCATCTTCGCAGGCGCGCCGCGCCGCGTTTCAGACAAGCTATATCGGCTGCCGCGAATGCAGGCGTCCGCTGTCTATCGAACACCAGATCGAGCGGTTCTGCGACGCTTGCGGAGCGGTGACGCCGGTCGAAATCCGGGAAGGAAAGAAGGATGACTGACGTTCTGGAAAAGCCCGTCTTGGGCGTGGCGCGCTGGAAGGCGGTTGCCGAATATCGAAGCCAGGCCGGTATCGTCGATGTCGAGCACGCGATCGAGGAACTGGACGAACTTCACGATCTGATCGAGCGCGGGCCGGACTGGAACACGCTGATCAAGATCACCGTGACCTTTGCCCGCCCGGTTTCCGAACTGCTGACAATCGAGGAGGCAGCGCGGCTATGACCAGAGGCACCAGCAACATGCTTCCCGTACCGACGGATGACGACGAGGATGCAAGCTTCGATTTCGAGGCTTTCGAGGCCGAGCTTCTTTGCGAGGTGGACCACATCAATGGCGAGCGACGGGCGGCCTGACGGTCGATGGGTCGCCGCATGACTGAGCTCCGTGTTTCGGCGGTTTTGCCGCCGGATCGAAGATTTTGATCGCTCCTCCTCCCTGGCGATCAAAAACGGGCTGACGGCTTGTCCTCCCCGGGCCGTCAGCCCAACCCACCCTTCCTTGAAGCCTTTGCCGTCCCAAGGGGACGGTTGGACGTGCTTGTCGGGATACAACCCTGGACGGAAGCGCTGAGCTTTCGGCCTCACAGCTCTCGACCGCGCTTTGAAGCGCGGCGGAACTCACCATTGCCAAGACCAAGCCTCACGTCTGCGCCTTCGGTTCAGGCGGCAGGCGAACTTTGCCGCCTGATGGCGAGGAAGCGGGAACACGCATGAGCAAGGCACTGACACTTTTTCGCTCCGGCTATGACACAGCCGAGATCGCCTACATTCTGGGGCGCTCCGAAGCGGATGTTTACAACGAGCTGGCGCGGCTTCGCGAAGAGAGCCGGGCGGCGAATGTGGCGGTGATCAAGTATCATCCCGGCAAAGATGCCTGGGGCACGCCGCCGATGCGCGCGGAGAATGCCAATGGCTAATCTGCCTTTCATGCCGTTCTGGACCGACGCGTATCTCGCCGACACGGTGCATCTGACCACCGAGCAGCATGGCGCGTATCTGCTGCTGCTCTTCCAGGCGTGGCGTTCACCCGATTGTTCGCTCGCCGATGACGACGAGTTGCTGGCGCTGCAGGCCAAGGTTTCACCGGCCAAGTGGCGGGCGATGAAGCCGGTGGTGATGGCGTTCTGGAAGCTCGACAAGCGGCGGAAGAAATGGGTGCAGAAGCGCCTGCGGCTGGAGCGGGAAAAGGCCATGGAGCGCAAGGCGAAAGCCAGGGATAGCGCCGTAACCCGCTGGAAAGGCAGAGAAAAGACCGATGCGAAGGCATTGCGGCCGCAGAGCGAAGGCGCTGCTTCCAGAGTCACACCCATAGAAGAAAAATCTGGCGATTTTTCCAAAGGCGCTCGCGCGCCGAAAAAATCTTCCCGCGATTTGTTGATGGAGGCGTTTCAGGATGTTTGACCTCATTGCCAAGGATCAGTTCGACCGGTTGCCGGAGCGGTACCGCGAGCGTGCGCGGCAGATTGCCCTGCGGGTGCAGGAAATCGACCGGCTGCTTGCGCCCGGTTCGCCGGAGACCATTCGCGATACGGCGCTTCGGCTGATCGGGCAGTTTCGCCCGCAGCCGGGCGTGGATGTGGCGGCGTTTGGCCGCGAGTTTCGCGGGGTCTGCGCCGATCTGCCGGAATGGGCGGTGTGCGAGGCGGCCAATGATTTCATTGCCGGGCGGGTGGCCAACCATACCGGCCAGTTCGTGCCGACCTGTGCGGAGTTCGGCAAGCAGGCCAGAGCCATCATCGCGCCTTTTCATGCCGAACGCTATGCGCTGCGCATCGAAGCCTCGCGGCTGTTCGACCGTGCGGCGGATGAGAAACGGCGGGCGATGATTGCCATCGAGCGGGCTGATCCGGCGGTGAAGGCGCGGGTGCGAGCCATTGTGGCTGAGGCGCGTGCAGGAGCGCCGGCGAGGGTCGGCTTCCTGCATGGATCTCTCGACCCGCAGGTGCAGGCGACGCTGGATGCGATGAAGAAGACGCCGCAGCACCCTTCCAAAATTTCAAAGACACGCATCGGCAAGGACGACAGACGATGAGCCTCTATCCCAAGACACAGCTGAATTTTACCCTGATCCAGACCAACCGTGTGGACGGCTTCATGCGGCTTGTCAGCCCGCTGGAATACCGGGCGCGCGACAGCATGGCGGATGCGGCGCGTCACCTTCTTCAGAAATACCCCGACGCCACGCTGCATCTGGTGCGCAGCGATGTGCGCGCCCGCTGGCTGGTGAGAATCCGGATGGAGATGGTGGTGCATTTTCGCGATGCGCTGGGCAAGACCTACCCGCAGATCGCCCGCTTCATGCGCCGCGACCACACTTCCATTCTGCATCTCTACCGCAAGGCGAAGGCGCAAGCTCTGGAGGGCGGGGCGTGACCGGCACAGTTCCACAGACGATCCACCAGGCAAAGGCGGCGGCATCCGAACGCAAGAAGCGGGAAACGGCGATCCACCGCATTCTCGACCAGTATCAGCAAGGCCGCGGTGCATCGGCCTGCATGGACGACATCAAGCGCATTCTGGCGCGCAATTAACAACGGAAAAAGGACCAGCAGCATGACCAGCAAGGCCGAAAAACTGAAGCAGAAGCGCGGACGGCGCAAGGTGATCAATGTGGCGCGCGAGCCGAATGGTCGTATCTCAAGATCCGGCCGCGCCCACGCGCCGGCAGACAGCGTGGCGCTGAAGGCGCGAGCAAGCCGCATGGGCGTGACGATGGAAGAGGCACGGGACCCGAGGGCGGCAACCTATATCGGCACGCTGAACATGCTCGGCAAACGCGATGGTCTGAGCGACGACCAGTATGAAGGCGCGGTGCGGTTTCTGGAACTGCGCCAATCCTACATGATGGCGATCAAGGCGCCGGATGGCGAACGCGACAGAAGCGAGCGCAGCACGCCGAGCCAGACGATCAGCGAGGATTACGAGAAATGGTGCAAGGCGGTGATTGCCCGCTATGACGGCTGCCGCAAGACCATCCAGACCGCACAGAACGAGCTTCGTCAAAATCTCTGGGCGGCGCTGGATTTCTGCGTGATCAAGGGCGAGCGGCACCACCATATGCTGGGGGATCTTCGCGTGGTGTGTAATGTGTTGGCACGGTTTTTTGGGGTTTGATGTGGGAGACGTCTGCGGTGATGGCGCCGCGACGGTTCCCGACAGTCTCGGGCGTGGCCCGAGACTGCGATGTAATTGGCTCATGGATGGTCGGGTCGAGCCCGACCATGACGGCGGAGAGGTTTGAGGCTCACGGCTCCATGCGACGCTGCTTCGACTCGACCGCCGTTCACGAGGTCGAAGTCGGGGTCAGCGTGCCTTGGACGATTGTTTTTCTTCAACCAACTCGTCGCCTGGATCAGGCTCCGCGTCCGGTGCGCGATCAAGGATCGATAGCGCGGCATCCACATCGCCGCGTGCTGCACGTTTTTGCAGACTGAGAATCGCGCGGCGGTGGCCGATACCATCGGCGATGAAAGCCGATAGCAGCTGGTTGAGTGAAACATTGTCTTCCGCTGCCGCCTGCTTTGCCTCTTCCATGACATGGTCTGCCAATCTGAGAGGGTAGGTGCTCATGTTGATTGTCTCCTTCTCGTCAATTCCGCCGCAAAATCTCCAGCTCTCATAACCGATATGCCGAACGCCTTGACCGCGGGATGGTCGAAATGCCGGTCACTACTGACAATATAGGTCGCGCCAGCTGCCAAAGCGCATTCTATATAAATATCGTCGTTCGCATCCGGCAGGAATGGTCTGAAGCGAAACCAGGGTGACACGAGTTGCGCCTGGCTGAAGATCGCATCCAGCAGCATGTCGATTTCGTGTGGGCGGATCCAAGGCTCTTGCCCGAGAATGCCCTCACGCTTCAGAACATCCTCGTATTCCAAAGCGACGGCAGGTGACACTGCAAAGGGAACGCCGCCCTTCAACATTTCCCTTATAAGCCAATGCGATGCGCCTCTGGACGAGCGTAGCGCTGCAAGCAGGACATTCGCATCAACAACGATCATTACGGGATTATGATATCTTATATGATATCATGTCAAGGGTGGTTGGAATACGCCATATTGTGACAGGTGGCTTTGCTCTATGAGGAAAGAGCGGCATTTTAAAATATATAGTTTCAACGATTTAGACGGTTTTTCTGGTTTCGAAGATTTTATCGTTTGACTTTTCTACCCGAAACAGCGATAAGTGACATGTCTTCATATTCGAAGAATTGTATTTGGAAGCGGCCTTCGGGTCGCTTTTTGCGTTTCTGGGCCACGTGTATCGATAGGCGGCTTTTGCCGCGAAGCCTCTTTGCTCCTGCTTTCGTTTTGGATCTTGCTTTTTAGCCAGTTAGCTCAGCGTTGCCGGTGTGTTGCTGAGGTTGCTTCTGCGGCACGGCCTGAAAATCTAAGCCTCGATACACAACGCAGTAGACCGCTGGCACGGAATGACCCCCATGACAAAACCACGGCCATTGACCCCGAGGCAGCAGGCCTTCGTTGAGGAATATCTGGTCGATCTGAACGCCAGCCAAGCCGCGATCCGGGCGGGGTATAGTTGCAAGACGGCGAAAGTGCTCGGATCAATACTTCTGAAGAAGGTTCAGGTGATGGAAGCAGTGGAGCAGGCCAAGCGAGAGCGTTCCGAACGCACGCAAATCCACGCCGACTGGTTGCTGTCGCGGCTGGCCGAAGAGGCGTTGGCGGATATTGCCGATCTTTATGATGACAATGGGGGGTTGAAGCCGGTCGATCAGTGGCCGTTGATCTGGCGGCAGGGGCTGGTGGCGGCGGTTGAGGTCAAGGAACTGTTCGAAGGGCGCGGCGAGAGCCGCGAGGCGATCGGTCGGGTGTCTCAGGTGAAGCTCAGCGATCGGATCAAGCGGCTGGAGCTGATCGGCAAGCATATCGATGTGCAGGCGTTTCGGGAGAAGGTCGAGGTCGAGGTTAGCGGGTCGCTGGCTGAGCGGTTGGCGCGGGCGAAGGCGCGGGTTTTGGACTGACGGGTTTCGCTGCTACGGGCGACGGTGCGGGTCTGTCGGGGTTTCGGCGGGGAGTATACTTCAAGCTGCTTCGTGTGCGACTTCGATACGTGATGCATCTGATTTTCTAGCGCCGTGACGCCAGGTAGGGACTTGGAACGACAGCCCTTTGGCCGAAGGCGGAAACCTCTCGGAGTCATCCTCGCCCTTAAGGCGAGGATCCATCTTTTCACGCGCTTAAGAGTGCGGCTGATGGATCCTCGGGTCGATCCCGAGGATGATGGAGGAGGAGAGGTTTGACCTCATCGCAACGTCGTGCGGATGTGGTTCTCTTCACTGTAAATAACAGAGTATCCGGCTGAATGTGACAGAGTACACAGCTGGCGGATTATTTGCGCCGTTTGATCTGAAAGATCGCGACCTGCTTCAATCGGGCGAGTGCGCGCCGAGTGTGACATCCAATTCCAGACAGTGCAGGCTTTGCCGGGAGATTGTTCATGGGCAATGCCAAGCAGGCGAGCAAGGGCCGTGTGGATGCCGATCTCGATGCGGAGATTATCGAGGCGGCGGCGCGGTTTCAGTTTGATCCGCAGGCCTGGGCGCGGTTTGCCTGGGACTGGGGTGAGGGCGAGCTTGAGGGCATTGCGGGGCCGCGGGATTGGCAGGCGGATATCAATGATGAGATCCGTCAGCATCTGAACAGCGAGAACCGCTATCAGCCTTTGCAGATTGCGGTGGCGAGTGGGCATGGCATTGGGAAATCGGCGCAGATGGGGATGATGGCCAATTGGGCGATGTCCTGTTTTGCCGATTGCAAGATTGTCGTGACGGCCAATACCGAGACGCAGCTGCGCACCAAGACATCGCCGGAAGTGGGCAAGTGGTTCCGCTCCTCGATCACCAGCCACTGGTTCGAGACGCAGGCCATGTCGATCAAGTCGCGCGATCGCGGGCATGCCGATTTGTGGCGGCTGGATTTCGTGGCCTGGTCTGCCAACAATACCGAGGCTTTTGCCGGTCTGCACAACAAGGACCGGATCATCGTTCTGATGTTCGACGAGGCGTCGAAGATTACCGACAGTGTCTGGGAAGTGGCCGAAGGCGCGCTGACCGACGAAAACACCATCATCATCTGGATCGTCTTCGGCAATCCGACGCAGAATACCGGGCGGTTTCGCGAGTGTTTCCGCCGGCATCGCCGGCGCTGGATCAGGCGGCAGATCGACAGCCGCTCGGTGCCCGGCACCAACAAGAAGAAACTTGCCGAATGGGTCAGCGACTACGGCGAGGACAGCGATTTCGTCAAAGTGCGAGTGCGTGGCATGTTTCCATCGACATCGGCAAAGCAGTTCATCTCCACCGAAGATGTGGATGCTGCCCAGAAGGTGCATCTGCGCAAGGAGCAATATGATTTTGCGCCGAAGATTATCGGCGTCGATCCGGCCTGGACCGGTGACGACGAGCTGGTGATCTATCTGCGCCAGGGGCTTTATGCCCGGCTTTTGATGACCATGCCGAAGAACGACAACGACATTCTGGTGGCAAACCATGTGGCGCGCTTCGAGGATGAATTGCAGGCCGATGCGGTGTTCATCGATCTTGGTCATGGCACTGGCATCTATTCCGCCGGCGTGACGCTGGGGCGCACCTGGCAGCTCGTCAGCTTTGCCGAAAAGAGCATCGACCGCGGTTGTCTCAATAAGCGTGCCGAAATGTGGAAGGGCATGCGCGACTGGCTCAAACAGGGCGGCGCGCTCGATGCGCGCGACGACATTCTCTACCACGACCTGATCGGGCCAGAGCTTGTGGCCCGCGTGGATGGCAAGCTGCAGATCGAGAGCAAGGAAGACATGAAGGCGCGGGGGCTTCCTTCGCCTAACCGGGCGGATGCGCTTGGACTGACCTTTGCCCGGCCTGTGGTGGCGAAGGGGCGGGGGGATGAGCGGTATAATCATAGCCGGGAGACCGGGTATGGTGGTGATGGGGATGGGTATAATCCGTTTGGGTGAGGGGTGCGCCATCTGATGCGCTCTGATGTCCGGCGGTAGGAATGATGGAGGCGACCCCTTTTACGTTCTGGATCTGCCGTTCACCCCCCTCTGCCCTGCCGGGCATCTCCCCCTCAAGGGTGGAGATCGGCAAGAGGCGCTCTTCGCGTTCCACATCGGACCGTAGTTTGGGCCAAGACGGTGCAACAGTCCGATCTCTCCACTTGAGGGGGAGATGCCCGGCAGGGCAGAGGGGGGTTCTTCTACCCAACTCATTGTTTCCATGAAATTTAAGCCGAACGGCCCGCAGTGCGGGCTGGCTCTGTCTGTCTTCAATTCGAGGTTTTGCGATGTGTGTTTTCAAGTCTCCCAAGGTGGCGAAGCCGGAGGATCCGAAGTTGCCGATCGAGTATGCGGCGCAGCGCGAGCCGGACAGCCAGACAGTGAATGGCGCCGGGCGGCGGGTGCGGGATCGGTTGCGGGCTGCGACATCGACCATGCTGACCGGGGTTCAGGGCGTGGGTGCGCTGGATAGCAGCGGCAAGAAAAACCTGTTGGGAGGCTGATATGGCCGATACGATCCGCGAACGGCATGAGCGGCGCCTGAAGGCGTTGCAGAAGGAGCGCAACCCCTATGAGGCGCAGTGGCAGGAGCTGAACGATTTCATCGTTCCCGGCCGTTACCGCAAGGGGGATGCCCGTGACCCGAAGGGGATCAACGGCAACAAGAAGATCATCGACAATTCGCCGAAGCTTGCGCATCGCGTGGCGCAATCGGGCATGCAGGCGGGGCTGACGTCTCCCACACGGCCCTGGATGCGTTACAGCATTACCGACAAAGACCTGCGCGAGTTCGGGCCTGTCAAAGACTATCTCTATGAGGCAACGCGCCGGGCGCGCGAGCGGCTGGCCGTCTCGAATATATATAATTGTCTTCATTCCGGTTATGGCGACGAGCTTTTGTTCGGGCAGTTCTGCCTGATCCTGACGCGCGCCGGACGGCGTCTGCACGGCATCTTGCCGCCGGTCGGGCAATATTGGCTGGCGCAGAGCCAGTATGGCATGCGGGTCGATACCTGTTATCGGCGCGTGTGGATGACGGTGGAGCAGATCGTCGGGCGCTGGGTGGCGAAGCCCAATTCCCGCGACATGGACTGGTCGAACGTCTCCTCCACCATCAAGAACCTGTGGGACCGGGGCAATTACGACGAGGTGGTCGAGGTGTTCAACGCCATCGAGCCACGCTCCGCCCGCGATCCGAGCCGTCCCACCAAGGCCAACAAGCCCTTCATGTCCAACTATTGGGAAGCGGGCCAGGACCGCGACAAGATGCTGGAGGTGAGCGGCTTCGACCGCAATCCGCTGATTGCGCCGCGCTGGGATGTGGTCGGCGAGGATGTCTATGCCGCCACATGCCCCGGCATGGATGCGCTGCCGGACGTGAAGATGTTGCAGACCGAGCAGCGCTGGAAGGGCATGGGCATCGAGCACCAGGTGCGCCCGCCGCTGGTGGCGCCGACCTCGCTTCGCAACAAGCGCAACTCTTCGCTGCCCGGCACCGTGACTTTCGTGGACGAGCAGAGTGTCGGCACGGCCGCCTATCGCCGTGCCTTCGAGGTGAATGTGCCGCTGGGGGATCTCGCCGCCGATATCGATGAGGCGAAGCGTCGGGTGGACCGGGCCTTTTATGCCGATCTCTTCATGGCGATCAGCACCATGGAAGGGGTTCAGCCGCGCAACCAGTTCGAGCTGACGCAGCGCAAGGAAGAGCAGCTTCAGCAACTGGGACCGACGGTGGAGCGACAGCATCACGAGCTGATCCAGCCCTTGGCCGACTGGGTGTTCTACCAGCTGGACGATGACGACGAACTGCCGGACGCGCCGCAGGATCTACAGGGCGAGGAGCTGAATGTCGACAATATCTCGACGCTCTACCAGGCGCAGCTTGCGGTTTCGACCGGCTCTATCGAGCGGATGGTGAGTTTCGTCGGCAATCTTGCCGGTGCGCGACCTGACGCGGTGGACAAGCTCGATGTCGACCAGGCGATCGACGAGTATGGCGATGCGATCGGTGTTGTTTCCACCATCGTGCGCTCCGACGACAAGGTGAAGGCGATCCGCGACGAGCGGGTGCAACAGCAACAGGCGGCGCAGGCGACGGAAGCCGCCGCCAAGCTGGCGCCGGCATTGCGCGATGGTGCGCAGGCGGCACAGGCGCTTTCCGCCACCGACGATAATGGCGGGCCGGTGGAACTGCTGCGCAAGCTTGGAATTGCCGGATGACAGCCAAAACACTGCAGGAACAGGCGCTCGATCTCGCAACCGAGTTCGTGCTTGCGGAGCCGCGTGCGCGCGAATTTCTCTGGTGGGTGCTTTGCCAGTGCAACGTCTATGGCGCGCCGCATGTGGTGAATGGCGAGACCGGCATTCACATCGGCCGGCGCATCATCGGCGTCACCATCATCGACCAGCTGAACCAGATCAAACCCACCGCCTATGCCGAGATGATGATCGAGGCCCACAGACGCGCGGAAAAGCGCAAGAGGGAAGAGCATGCTGAGACAGTGGATGAATAGCGCCGCCTTTGCGCCGGAAGGCCATACCGATTGGGGCGCTGCCCCGGATCATGGCGGCAATGCCAACGCCAATGACGATGCGCCGCTTCTGAATGGAGCGGCAGAGCCGCTTGTCGCCGGCCAGAATGGGGCCGGGCGAGAGGGTGGCGAAGGGCAGGGTGACAACCTGTCTGCCGAACCGGGCGATGCCGCCGATCTGGTGCCGGAAAATGGTCAATACGACATCAAGCTCGATGGCGGCATTGAACTCGACCGCGCACTACTGGAGCGCGCATCCCCGGTGATGAAGGAGCTTGGCCTGACGAATGGTCAGGCGAGCCGTCTGGCCGGGGTGATCGCCGAGCAGCGCAAGCTTGAATATGACGCGCTGAGCGAGCGCCACCAGAAGATTACCTCCGACTGGCAGCAGGAAATCCGCGCCGACCGGGACTTTGGCGGCGACAACCTCGCGACCAGCCTCAACAACGCAAACCGCGTGATCGCGACGTTCGGAGACGATGCTCTCCGCCGCGATCTCGTCGAAATCGGGATTGGCAACCATCCCGGACTTTTCCGGCTATTGGCCCGTGTCGGCAACGCTCTCAGTGATGACAAGCCCGCATCGTCGGAAACCGCAGCAGCCCCTCCGACCTCGCCCGAGCAGGCGATGTATGGAGCGACAACATCAACGACAGGAGGTTAACACATGGCCACTATCGGCAATATGTATCCCACCCTTTCCGACCTGAAGAAGCAGGGCTGGGGCGACGACATTTCCACCATCATCGACATGCTGGTGCAGTTCAACGCGATGTATGAAGACGCGCCGATCTTCGAATGCAACATGGGCTCGTCGCATCTGACGACGGTGCGCACCGGCCTTCCCGTGCCCACCTGGCGCAAGCTCTACAAGGGCGTTCTGCCGACCAAGGGCACGACGGCGCAGGTGAAGGACGCGACCGGCATGCTGGAAGACTGGTCGGAAGTCGACGCCAAGCTGGTGGAGATCGCCAAGAACCCGGCGCGTTTCCGTCTGAACGAGGCCAAGGCCCATATTGCGGGCATGGCGAACATGCTGGGCTCCACCGTCTATTACGGCGATATCGACGTGAACCCGGAGCGCTTTACCGGCCTGCATGCTCGCTTCAACGCCAAATCCGCCGCCAATGGCCGCCAGATCGTCGATGCCGGCGGCACGGGCTCGGACAACACCTCCATCTGGTTCGTGACCTGGGGTGAGGATTCCGTGCACCTGCTTTATCCGGAAGGATCGAAGGCCGGTTTGCAGCGCGAGGACAAGGGCAAGACCACCAAGGAACTGCCGGACGGCTCTCTCTACGATGTGTACCGCGAGAAGTTCCAGCAGGATATCGGCCTTTCGGTGCGCGACTGGCGCGGTGTGGCGCGTATTGCCAATATCGACGTTTCCGACCTGCGCGCCAACCCCACGGCGGGCGGCGCCGATCTCATCAACCTGATGATCGACGGCTATTACGCATTGCAGAACCCGAACCAGCCGAACGGCAAGACGGTGATCTATGCCAGCAAGACGGTGCAGACCTTCCTGCACAAGCAGGCGATGAACCGCACCAATGTGAACCTGACGCTCGACCAGAGCCAGGGCAAGCCGATCGTCTCCTTCCTGGGCGTGCCGATCCGCCGCGACGACAATATTCTCGAAACAGAAGGGCAGATCGTCTGAGGACGGTCTGGAACAGGTGACACTCCATGATTTTTGACGCACAGAATCTCTTCTCGGATGCGCAGGCGATCACCGCCTCGACCGTATCCACCAATGTCATCGACTTCGGCGCTTCGGGCAAACCCGTGGGTGCCGCTGCCGCAATCCGCAAGGATCTTGGCCGCGGCAAGAAGGTCGATCTTCGCCTGCAGATGGTGGAGACGGCGCTTGCCTCCGGTGCGGCGACGCTGACCGTCGATCTCCAGACCGACGACAATGAGGCGTTTTCCTCGCCCCGCGTCGCCTGGACCTCCGGCGCGATCCCCAAGGCCTCGCTTGTGGCGGGCTATGTGTTTCCGCTGGAGTTCTTTCCACGCGGTGCGGATGAGCGCTTTGCCCGTCTTTCCTATACGGTTGCGACAGGCCCGCTGACGGCAGGCAAGATCACCGCCGGTGTGGTGGCCGCTTCGGAGGACAATAATTATGACTAAGACCGTGATGGCGACCCGGGCCGGTGTCTACGGGCATTTTCGTGACGAGGGCGCGGTTTTCGAGATCGCGACCGAGGCGCATTTCTCACCCTTCTGGATGAGCGAGATTTCGCCGGAAGAGGCGCTGGCGCTGCAGGTGGCAGCACGCAAGCGTGCGGAGGATCAGCGCCAGGGGATCGGCACCGCCCATGTCGACAATGCCGAGATCGAGGCTCTTCGGGCGGAGATCGCCGAGAAGAATGCCGAAATCGAGCGGCTGACGCGCAATGCGCCGGTTGCTTCTGCCGAGAAGACCGCAGCGGATGTGGTGAAGATGGCGAGCGATCCGGGCGTCGAGTTCATGACCTTCAAGGCGGCGGCGCGCAAGCTTCTCGGCGAGGTGACGCCTTCGACCAAGGCGGAGATTATCGCCGCCCTTGAGGACAAGGTGAGCCAGGGGTGATCCCTGTCGATCAAACTTATGACGCCGAACCCGGCTCAATCCAGAGCCGGGTTTTCTATTTTGGAGAAGCGAATGTCATCCGTTACCAGCATCTGCAACATTGCGCTGTCCAATATCGGCAAGAAGACCATTTCCGACATAGACGAGCCATCGACCGAGGCGCGCACCTGCAAGCTTCACTATGCGCTGACGCGCGACCGGTTGCTGCAATCCTATGAATGGGAATTTGCCAAGACCATGGTCGATCTGGCGGAGGTTGCCAATCCGCGCCCCGAGCGCTGGCGCCATGCCTATGCGCGGCCGCAAAATTGTTTGAAGCCGCTGCGCATCGTGCCGGTCGTGCTTTTGCCAGGCGATAGCGATGACGTCGCCTATCATGCCACCGAAGGGCTGATCTTTTGCGATCAGTCTCCGGCGAAGCTGGAATTCGTGCGGCAGTTCGACGATCCGGCGCGCTATCCGCCGCTTTTCGAAGAGGCGTTGAGCTGGGCGCTGTCGGCCAAGATCGCCATTCCGCTGACCTCCGACCAGTCCACCCGCAAGGATGCCTACCAGATCGCGGCCTCGTCTTTCGAGGCGGCGAAGGAGGCGGATGCGGATGAAAATCGATCGAGCTGGACCGACAGTTCCACGCTGATGACGGCACGAGGCTGAGACCATGGCGATTTTGCGTGTGATGCAACCGGCCTTTACCTCCGGCGAGTTGAGCCCGGCGCTGTGGGCGCGGGTCGATGTGGAAAAATACCGGTCAGGGCTGAAGGTGGCGAAGAACATTTTCATTCATCCGCATGGCGGGGCCTCCAATCGCAGCGGGCTGGAATTTGTCGGCCGGACGCGTGGCTCCGGCTTTGCCATTCTGCTCCCCTTCATCTTCGATGCGGAGACGGACCAGACCTACAATCTGGAATTTTCTCACCTTAAAATGCGCGTCTATCGCGCCGGAAGTCCGGTGCTGGAAGCTGCAAAGGGGATTACCGGCGTTTCGGTTGCGGCAAAGGCTGTGGTGACGTGCGCAGTGCATGGTTTTGCCGATGGCGATGAGGTGTTCATTGCGGGACTTTCGGGCATGAGCGCGCTCAACAACCGCAATTTCATCATCCGCAATGTGACGACCAATACGTATCAGCTGGAAGATTTGCTGGGGGTGGCTGTCTCCACGCTTGGGATGCCGGCTTATGCGGGTGGCGGCACGGCGCGGCGCGTCTACGAGATTGCATCGCCCTATACGGCGGAAGAGTTGCGGCGCGTGGTTTTCGCCCAGGAAAACGACGTGATGTATCTGACGCACCAGGCGCATCCGCCGATGAAGCTTTCACGGCTTGGCGATGCCAACTGGATGTTCGCGTCGCTGACATTCGTGCCGCAGATTGCCAAGCCCACGGGGGTGACTGGTAATGCGGTGTTCAAAAGGAAAGGTGGGGCAACCGCAAACGTGTCCTATCGGATTACATCGGTCAGCGCCTTGGGGGCGGAGAGCGCGCCGTCTGCCACGGTGACGGTCAACGTGCAGTATGAGAACGAGGATGGCCGGCGCATCCGGTTGACGTGGAACGCCGCGACTGGTGCCAGCCTCTACAGGGTGTACCGCACCGACAGCGGCGACGGCTTGCTGGCGGAGACGCCAGTTCTCGAAGCCGAATTTGGCCAGACGGAAAATAGCGGCAGCGGCAAGCAACCTCCAGCAAGCTCTGCCGCTGGCGCGCCGCCGGTGCCGACGGGCGTGACGGGTGCGATCGTCTACGGCAAGGAGATGAAATATGTGGTGGCGGCCATCTCCGATGAGACGGGGGAAGAAAGCCTGCCATCCGAGCCTGCGACGTTGCGCAACGACATGGTCTATCGCGGCAACCGCAATCTGCTGTTCTGGACGGCGACGCCGGGGGCCGGAAGCTATGCGGTCTATCGGTTGGACAATGGTCGCTATGGCTATATCGGCAAGACCGAGACGACGAGCTTTACCGATGAGAATATCACGCCGGATCTGGCGAGCGGTCCGCAGGAGGGGAACAATCCTTTCAACAGTGTTGGCAACTACCCGGCCTGCGTGAATTTCTACGAGCAGCGCCTTGCCATGGGCGGCACGGCGAATGTGCCGGCGGGTCTGTGGCTCGGGCAGTCTGCGAACTATGAGAACTTCGGCGCGGCCTCGCCGGTGAAGGCGAGTGACGCCATCACGCTGCGCATCCGTTCCAAGGAGAAGAACCAGATCCGGGCGATCAGCGAGTCTCGCGGCATGGCGGTCTTCACCACGGCGAATGAATTCAACGTGGCCGGCAGTGGCGAAGAGATCATGACGCCGACCAATATGGTGGTGAAGAAGCAGAGCAACCGCGGGTCATCCTGGTTGCAGCCGATTGCGGTGGGCGATGTGATGCTGTTTGCGCTGGCGCGGGGCGGGGTCATTCGCGACTATTCCTATGAATTTTCCAACGACAACTTCACCGGCAAGGATCTGACGATCATGTCGCGCCATCTGTTCGAAGGTCGGCAGGTGGTCTCCTGGGCCTTTGCGCAGTCGCCCTATTCGATCGTCTGGGTGGTGCTGGACAATGGTATGTGCGTGAGCCTGACCTATATGCGCGAGCATGAGGTGTGGGCCTGGACGCGACACGAGACGGATGGCGTCTTCGAGGCGGTAAATGTGGTGGCCGAAGGTGATGAGGACGCGGTCTACTTCGTCATTCGCCGGACGGTGGATGGCAAGCCGCAGCGCTACATTGAGCGCATGCATTCGCGCCTCTTTGCGGTGTCGGCGGATGCGTTCTTCGTCGATAGCGGGCTTTCCTATGAGGGTTTAGCCACGAAGACGATGCGCGGGCTTTACCACCTCGAAGGCAAGACGCTGGTGGCGCTTGCGGATGGCAATGTGGTGCGCGACCTGGTGGTGACGAATGGCACGGTGACGCTGCCGATTGCCGCTTCCAAGGTGCATGTGGGCCTGCCTTACGAAGCGGAGTTGAGGACGCTCGATATCGATCTCGGCAATGTGGGTGAGCTTGGCACGGTGCAGGCCAGAAACAAGGCGATCGCCAATATCACGCTTAGGGTGGAAAAGACCCGTGGCATCTGGGCCGGGCCCGCAGACGACGCACTGGTGGAGCTGAAGCAGCGCGAGTTCGAGAATTGGAGCGAGGCGATCCGCCTTGCGACCGGCGATGTGGAACTGACGCCGACGGCGGACTGGACGAAAGGCGGGACAATGATCATCAAGCAGTTCGATCCGCTGCCGATGACGGTTCTCGCCATCATGCCGGATCTCAAGGTGGCATCGTGACGGTTCGCGTGATCGAAGCGCGGCCCGAGCATGTGGATGTGATTGCGCCGCGGATGCGCGAAGCCGACCGCGAGGAGGTGTTCGCCGCCGTGGGGCGCGGACCGGCATCTGCCCTGTTGCACTCGCTGGAGCGATCTGATTTTGCCCACACCGTGCTGTTTGACGATGTGCCGGAGCTGATGTTCGGCTGCGGCACGACGAATATGCTGACCCGGACCGGTGCGCCGTGGCTGCTGGGGACCGATGCGTTGGAGCGGCATGCGCGTGACTTTCTGCGGGGCTCTCTCCACTGGGTGGCCGAGATGCGGCAGCGCTACCAACTGCTGCAGAATGTGGTGGATGACCGGAATGTGGTTTCCAAACGGTGGCTGAAATGGCTGGGCTTCACGCTTTCCGAGCCGCAGCCCTTTGGCTATGAACAGCGCCCTTTTCGTATTTTTGAGATGAAGGCTTGAGGCATGTGTGATTTTGGTCTGATCCTTGGCGCCGCCTCGACCGTGATCGGTGCGGCTGGCGCAAAACAGGAAGCGGAGGCAAGTGCCGCTGCATCCGAATATAACGCGAAAGTCACGGACATGAATGTGCGGCTTTCCGAGAGGCGGGCGCGTGACGCGCTGGACCGCGGCAAGCTGGAAGAGCAGAAAAAGCGCCAGGAGACGGCGCAGATTACCGGCCAGCAAAGGGCAGCCATGGCCGCCAATGGCGTGGACCTGACCTTCGGCTCTCCGCTCGATCTGTTGATCGATACCGCGACCCTTGGCGAGATCGACGCGCTGACCATTCGCCGCAATGCCGCAAACGAGGCCTATGACTTCGACGTGGCGGCGGCCAATGGCCGGGCGGAGGCAAGCCTTGCGCGGGCGAACGCCAAGAACACCCGCAAGGGCGGTACCCTGAAAGCGCTTGGCACGCTGCTGACCGGAGCGAGCAAGACGTTTGGCGATAGTCCATTGTTCAAGGCGAAATCGGGGACATGAGTTTTTTCGGCATCGGGATTCGCTAACGCGTCCAACCGTCATGGTTTTTTGGCGAAGGGGTCCTGCTGCTTTGCTTCATCTCGGCTTTTGCGAAGCGTTTCTTCGGTCTTGTCCTGGCAGGCGCGCATTTCGTAGAATGCCGTGGCTGCACCTTCAAGCGGAAGGTTTGCAACCTCCTTGTCGGCGTAGGTGATACGCAACTGACTGCTTTTCTGGGCTTCCACGATGAACTTGCCCCCCAGTTTCCCGATTGCCAGATCCTGCGATGTCTCGCTGACCGATGCGATTGCTTCCACCTCCAAGGGCTTCTTTGAATCGAAGGTGAAAAGCAGCGGGTAGACCTTTTCGTCTTCCAATGATTTCCACTTCTCGTTCCTCAACAGAAGATAGAACCTCGGAAACTCCGTAGCGAGGTCCATGCCAAAATGCAGGATCGTATCGCCCTTGGAGCGAAGCGCCACATAGCAGCCAAAATTGCGATCGGGCTCCACGGCCACCGACCAGTTACCAAAGTTTCCCCATTCAACAGGAGCAGCATTGGCTCCGAACGGCATGTAGAGAAGGCATGCGGCGAGGAGGGTGCGTTTCAGGAGCCTATCCATGTCTTTTGCCTGATCATGCTGGATGGTTATCGTTCCGGATACGGTTGTGACAGCTCTGTTCGACCATCGCTCTTATCGACTGCACATCGAGGCTACTGTTACCTCGATCACGGTTTAAAGGGGTCGTCCGAGGCTTGCGTGGAAGATTTTCTGGCGAAGGGATCGGACGTGTCGGGCTTTGTTCTGGAGATTTTGAAGAATTCGTCGGTCGTCTTCTGACAGGCATCCATTTCTTCTATAGCCTCTTCGACGCCACTTAGGGAAAGGTGGGCTATCTCCTTCTTCTCATAGAACATCTTGACGGCTTTGCTGGACTTGAACCCGTCGAGAAAGTCCTGCAAACTCGATTTCATCATGAGTCTACGGTTGGTTCCTTGAACGTAGGCTGTAGTCTCTACATCCCAGTTGATGCCCTCATCGAACTCGAAGTTGACGGAATAGACTTTCTTGTGGACCAGCGATTTCCATTTTTCATTCCCAACAGAGAGAAAAAAGCCTGGCTTTCCCTTTTTGAAATAGCGCCAAAACATCAGGTCATGACCGGTTTCAAACGCAGACATGACGACACAAGTATTGTCGAGGTTCGGTTGCATCTGAACCCTCCAGGTCCCGAATTTGCCCCAAAGGACTGGGTCTTTTATCTCCGGTGCGTTCTGCGCAAAGGCGGCAAAAGGCATGCAGGCCAGGAGGAGGGCGGCGATTGCCTGTTTCATGTTAGGGCCTGCTTTGTAAGGGTCATCAGGAGTAGTGGCGATACTCGCTCATTTGCGCATGAGATGAGATGTCTGTCGAGTGGTTTTGCGTTGGGATTGCGGTGCGCCTGATGGGTTGCGCAGAGGATACTTTCGTCCGTTAGATCAATGTCGATCGGGCTAATTGGTCGGTCAGATTGTGCTGAGGCCAGCGTCGAGGCTGACCTCCCGACCTCGGGGTCGTCCGCAGGCGCATCAGACCTCGACATAAGGGCGGAGAGAGCAAGTGTTACAGTTTGTGGGGATCGTCTGATGGTTCTACGGAGGGGTCCTTGGCGAAGGGATCGGCTTCCTGGGACTTCGGTTTTCGGGCTTTCAAAATCTCGTCGGTCTTTTTCTGGCAGGCGTTCATCTCGGCTATCGCCTTGGCGACGCCTCTCAAAGAGAGGTTAGCGATCTGTCTGCCTTCGTAGGAGAGCGTGGCGGTGTCGCTAGTCTGGAAGTGTTCGAGGAACATCTCATTATCTGTGGCGATCAGGAGCCTGCGCTGGAAATCATCCTCCACTGTCGCCCATGCGTTCGTCTTCCAGATTCCATAATCGCCAAACTGAACTTCCAAGGCATATCTCTCATCATCCTTCAGAGATTTCCACCTTGGGTTATTGACGGACAAGTATAGTCCAGAGCCGTCCTTTTGACGAAAGCGTCCAAATCGCATTACGACGCCTTCACCATAGATGCGGGCCACGTAACAAGCATTTCCGCGGGTAGGGTCCATAAAGACGTGCCATCCACCGAAGGTGCCCCAGACGGTGGAGTCTTTCGGGGGCGCGTCCTCTGCGACAGCAACAAATGGCGCGAGGACGACAAGAAAAGCGGCAATTGTCTGTTTCATGCGGGACTTGTTGATCAGAACCAGGTTGAAGGTCATTCATTTGCGCATGGGTTGAAATGTCTGTCCAGGCGTTTCGCCGTGTCGGTGAGATCGTGCTCGGTGCACCGCCGCCATTGACGCTAAGCTGGTTCATGGTTTGGGCGCGAATGGGTCATCCGTTGCGCTTGTTGCCGGCGGCTTGGCAAAAGGATCCTCCGTGGTGCTCTCCGCTGGAGGCTTGGCGAATGGATCATCCGGTGTCTCAGTCTCTGGCGTCTTGGCGAATGGATTACCAAACTCTTCCGGCGAGCTTTTAAGGTCTTCTGTAACCATTGCCAAGCAGTCAAGCATTGCAGAAATCGCCTCGGCAGCGCGATCGAACTTCAATGCAATGGCCGCTCCGCTCACAGGTTTGACGTGAAGCACCTTATTCTTTGCGAACTCTTCGAAAAGTTGAGTATCCTGCGGCACCACAATAAATAGCATGTGGCTATCGTCCATGAAATCGGCTTTCGCCTTTATGGGCGCCGATGAACCGAACTGAAGACGCACATCGAGGTTCCTGCTGGGTTTAAGTACAGTCCATTTGTTGTGTGTGACCGAGAAGTAAACGCCTCGCGCTTCTTCCAGGGGTAAGACGCCGAGGGTGATGGAGGCGTCTGTGCCAAACGACCTGTACAGCGAGCAACCGTGCGTCGCTCGACGGTCATTGAAAACGGACCATTCGCCGACCTGTCCCCACAATTCGGTCTCTGCACGTGTGGTGGTTGGTGAGCATGCGAGGAATGCGAGTGCAATGACCGTTTGCGCGGTTCTGAGCAAAACCGCTTTCTCAGACAATATCGATTGAAAAATCACTGGTTTCTCATTGGTGGCGGCATTTGTCTACCTAGTCTGCATTGCTTCTATCATCGAGTTCGAAAGCTGCCGCTTGTCCTCAGCGGTGGCGCAGTCCATCGCCGTTACAGCTCGCGCGGACGGTCCACTGCTCCGACAGGAGATTTTTTGGCGAAAGGTTCAGCCTCTTCAGGCTTCGGGTTTAGTTTCTTCAAAACCTCGTCGGTCTTCTTCTGGCAGGCGTTCATCTCGCTCACGGCCTTGGTGACGCCCTTTAGCGACAGGTTGATGATTTCCTTGTCATCATAGTAAACTCTGGCTGTGTCGCTTGTCTCGAACTCTTCGAGGAACTTTTCATCTGCACCGGAGACCAAGAGCGAGCGCGTTACATCGTCGTCCTCCACGACTCCCATAGCGCTTGCGGACCAAGGATCATTATCCCCAAACTGAAGGTCGATGAGATACTCTTGCCCATGCTTGAGCGACTTCCACTTTGGATTGTTGACCGAAAAATACAGGCCGGAGTTGCCCTGCTTGCTGTAGCGCCCAAACCGAAGCACGACGTCCGCGTCGTACACACGACCCAAATAACAAGCATTGCCGGCGGTCGTATCGACACGAACGCCCCATTCACCGAATGTGCCCCACAGGATGGTATCCTTCGAGAAGGCGTCCTCTGCCGAAGCTGCAAAAGGCATGCAGGCCAGAAGAAGGGCGGCGGTTGCCAGTTTCATGTGCGGGCCTGCTGTTCGGGTGCGGTATTGGTTTGAGACCTGGATATTTGCGCAGGAGTTGAAAAGGCTGTCGAGTCGTTTCTTCGAGCTAAAGTATCCGTTTTGATCAATTGGTTTTTGGGGTCCATTTTTGCTGCTTACGCAGGAGTGCGTTTGCGAGGACTACGAGCTTTCGCATGATCGCAGTGATGGCGACTTTGGGTGGCTTTCCAGCTTTTCGCAAAGCGTCTTATTTTGCCTTGAGATCGGGATTGAAGCGGGTAGCGACCAGCGCCGGCATATAGAGCGCCTGCCGGACGATGGCACGGCCGCCGACGATGAAGGCGCGTCCGGTCCATCGCCCGGATTGCCTGTCGCTCGGCGCAAGGCCTGCAAGCTTGCCAACGGCCTTCTCATCGAGTTCACCCAGTTCTGGCATTTCGATGAGAAGGGTAAAGGCTGTGATCTTTGAAAGACCGGGTATGGAAACCAGGATGTTAAAGCGCGCCGTGAGGCTTTCGTCGATCGCAATCTGGTCGGTGATGGCCTGCTCGACCTGGGCGAGCTGCGCTTCGATCTGCTTCAGGCGGGCAGCATTGTACCGTTTGAGGAGCGGCTGAGTGATGTTCCTGCCCCGGTTCTTCGCAGCCGTTCTGTCCTTCACCAGCGCCAGGCGTGCGGCATGCAACTCCTTGAGTTCAGCAAAAGAAATGGCATCCGGTGACAAGAGACGCGGGTTCAGCAGCATGCCGAATTGCGCCAGTATCTGGGCATCCGCACGATCTGTCTTGGCCAGTTTTCCGATCGCCTCGGCAAACCGACGCGCCTGGTACGGATTGACCTTGGAAACGGGCAGTTTCCGAGTGAGCATGAAGTGTTCGAAAGCCCTGTGATAGGCACCGGTCGGTTCATAGACAAGACGCGCGACAGGCGTGTTGCCGATCCAGCCGAGGATGGCTTCAAACCCCTTGCCATCGTTGCTCACGCGCAGCCTGTCACCATCTGGCAATCGGTACAGATCGATATGGTCTTTCGAGATATCGGCACCAATGGTAAGCTCAGTCATCTTTTCCGTCTCCCATGCTTGTCATCCGAGCTAAAAGCTCAGCTATCCGTTCAGGACGATTGGAAAAGATGGGGGTGATCAAACTTTAGCTCGGCCCGGCATTCAAAATGGTGGCCCGCGTGTCTTCGATCCATCCCCCATCGCCGGCAAGGGCCGCTACCCGAGCCGGCGCTTCTTTTTTCTCACAAGAAGCAAGGATTGTCATAAGACAAGCGTGTCGCGATCTTTCAGATTCGCTCATACGCTTTAGATCTTTGTTTTGTCGCATGTCGTTATCGCAAAACCGGTGACCACTTTTGCGCGACATGCTTAGGCGTGTGTTCTCACAGGTGAGAATGCGCAGAACTGCCGCGGGTGAGGGCTCGGCCATTGGCTGAAGCCTGCTCTGACAAAATCACGAGATTAGATGTTGCCAGGCGTTCTTCGGGGCGCCTTTTTTTATGGAGTGAGCCATGGCTGAGGTTCCGGTCAAACAATATTTTCGCCAGGCTGCCGTGCCTGTTTATCAGGGCAGCGTTGCGCAGCGGCCGATCCTCCAGCAGCCACTGACGGTGAAGGCGACGGAGAATGATTTTGGTGCGCAGGTGGGCAAGGGCATGCAGTCTCTTGGCGAGGGTCTCGGCAAGACGGCCGAGGTTGCCAGCAAGCTGCGCGACCTTCAGGCCGACACCACCGCCAAGGACAGCAAGACCGCCTTCGAGCGGGCAAAGCTTGCGTTGGAGCATGGCGAAAACGGCTATCTCAACACAAGCGGCCAAGGCGCTGTCGAAGGCTATCCCGGCTATGAAGAGGCGCTTGCCAAGCTTCAAAAGACCTTTGAACCGAAAGACCCACTGGCGGCGGGACGATATGAGGCGATGGTCGCTCCTGTGGTGACGACCAGCCTGGAAGCCGCCATCAAGCACAAGGCGCAGGGGCAGAAGGAGTGGGTGGGCAAGGCCGCTGAAGGCAGGCTTTCTCTTGCCAAGGACCAGGCGATCGCCGGGTACAACAAGCCCGAGCAGATCAATTCCGCCGTGGCCTCCGGCGTCAATGAAATTTACAGTCTCGGGAAGCTGAACGGCTGGACGCCGGAGGTGATAGTGGCCAAGGCCATGGACTTCATAACGGGACTTCACATCGGGGTCGCCATGACGATGGCCGGAAAGCCTGGTGGGGCGACCGCGGCGATGGAGTATCTGAAGGCCAACAGTGCCCAGGTGGACCCGAACGCGCGGGCGGACTTGGAGAACAAGATCAGGCCCTTGGCCATCGACGAGAAGGGCAAACAGATTGCCCTGGAGATCGTTTCGGAGAAACGGACACCCGCCGGTGCGGCTGACGATGTTGTGACGGGTGCTGTGGATAAGACCCCGTCGAGCAAGGCTGAGACTGGTGCTGGTACGGATGCTGGCACGCGAGGCGGTGTCAATGCCGGTCAGAATCCAACCGCTGATGCCGGCAAGGATACGGTTGTTGGAACGGACAGGAGCAATCCTGCCGAGGGTGCGGACGCGAAGGCCCAGCCCGGTCAGACATCCACAGGTGGCGTGAACCGTGCCGCGGAGGAAGAACCGCACCGCGGCGGACCAACGCGGGCGAAAGCGTTTCTCGTTTCAATCTCGGCAAAGCCCGATCGACCCGGGGACGCGCTTCCGCTTGACAACGCCCTTGCCGAAAACACCAAGGCCTTAATCGAGGATGCGCCAGAGAACATTCGCAAGGGACTGGGGGTGAGCTTCGTAGACCCGAAATCACGCGCCTCTGTTGCCTCAGCGTCTTCCGTTTCCAGTGGGCGCAGCATCCAGTTGACCTATGAGGGGAGGCCGCTGGATCAGGCTCCGGCTCAGGTTCTCGACTGGCTTCACGACAATGCCGAACAATATGGTCTGCGGTTTCCCTATGAGACCGATCCATCCTCCACCGCGCCGGAAGCGTTCGGACGCGGCGGCAGCACTCTTGTTGCAGCGCAGGACGGGGTGGCAGCGCGGAGCAACATGCTGCCCTTTTCGCAGGCGATGGCAAAGGTGCGCCTGATTGAAGACCCCGAGTTGCGGTCTTCGACGCTTCGATATGTGAACGGGATGTTCCGGGAAAGTGGCAGAGCCGAGAGTGCGGCTGCAAACGCTGCGAAGATGCAGATGTGCCAGATGATCATGGACAATACGCCCTTGTCCCAGATCCCGCTCGACCTGAAACTCGCGGCCGGCCCGGATGCTGTCGATGGCGTCAAGCAGCGCGAGGCGCAGGGCGACAGGATAAAACCCAATTCCGATCTCTACGATCAGCTTTCAATCATGAGTGCGAGCAATCCCCGGCAGTTTCTGAAGATGGACCTTACCGGGCCGGAGATCATCAACAAGCTTTCCCGGGAGCAATGGAAGGGTCTGGCGGACAAGCAAGGCTCCATACGGGCCGATGAGACGAAGGCCGATCGTGATGGGGCCTTCTACAAACAGGCATTCCAGGAGGCCGCGTTGACGCTGGAGGAGGCGGGGATCAATACACCCCGCCAGACGCTACGCTATAATGCGCGGTTGCAGCGCGAGATCGATCAGTGGGTGGAGCGCAAGGGCGAATATCCGAATTTTGCCGAGCGTCAATCGATGATCAACATGCTGGCGATGGAAGTCATCTACACGGAGAAACGTGCTCGGCTGTCACCCATGAGGCTGATCGACGACGGTGAAGATCAGGTGGGCAGCGGCTATATGTTCGACAATGACGACAGGCCGGAAGGATCTGACGTCAGGCTTACGGCGCGCTATGGCAAGATCCCGCCGAACGAGCGGGCGCGGCTTTTCAAGGTGCTGATGAAGAAGAACGGCAAGGCGCCGTCACGAGCGGAAATTGAAGCGGAGTACAGCGCCGAGGCGATGGAAACGATTGGCACGGATTGATGCTGGGCTTGCCAGGTTCGTGCTCTATCGTTGAGGCGATGCCTCTAAGCTTCAAACACCTGTGAGCGCCATTTCCCTAGGGCGAATGGCGCGGTGACTCTCGAACCGGCACCTGGCGCCTTTGGACGGTCAGATTCGGATCTTCAGCCGGAGCTTTCAGTTCATCTTTCCCACGACCGCGAGTGCTTCAAAAATGACGCAAGCGATGACCGCTGAAAGCGCGCCTTTCCACGGATTATTGGAACGGCTTCGAATGAAATAGACGATCGAGCCAACGATCGCGCCTGCTGCGAATGTGGGGAGCATTCCTCCGACCCACTCTCCCAAAATCCGGCCAGGCCTTTGAGACAATCGAGACGGATCCCAATCAAGCGGTGCCGTGACCAGCGCAGCGACGACCGTCGTGCAGAGTGCTGCGAAAAACATCTTTTTCAAGCGAGACCCCCATGTCCCCAGAAGAAAATCGAGACAGGACCCGTACACAGGCTGGGTCTTCTGTCAAGCAGACGGCGTATGAGGCATGGAGTGCTCACGCGCCATTACCGTATAGTCGTGTAGAGGACATGAACAAGCTCTTGAGTGAGCGCACGTCTGTCATCGAATTGCGGAGCAAGCTGACGGCTCAGGAATTGGCTCAGAAGCAGATTGAGCTGATTCTGGGGCGAAATCCTCGGTTGCATGAATGGCTGCAGGCGCCTGGAAACGTAGGAATGGCCAAAGACGATCTTGGAAGCCTAGCGCTCTTCGAGCAGGCCGTGCGGCGCTACGAACATGAAAACGCCTACAATCGTTCGCTCAAGAAAACGTCAGTTTCTCAGCCACTGCCACAATCAGATACGACTGCTCCTTCGCTTCAGCGCCAAGAAAATAAAAAGCCCGAAACAGATGAGGTGAAAAACCTATCTCGTTGGGAGCGTTTGAGCGAGGCCTTCCAGCAGGGCGATGATGAGATGCTCATTCAGAACCAAGAGTATTTTTTAGACCTCGAACTCGCTCTTGAACGTAGTGCTTTTGGTGAATGGTTCGAGTCGGCAGGCGAGAGCTTCGACAAATACTTACTCACAAATGACGACGGGACACCAAATCTCTTTGGCCGCTTCACGAATTGGGCCCGATCTGGATCTGACCATCCGGTTCGAATGGTTGGGGATAAAGAGGGCGTCAGAGAGAAGCGCATCGCGGCTCTATTGAAAAGAAAGGAAGAATTTTCAGCTCGTGTTGCAAAAGACCGCGCAGCCAAAGTGGCGAGGGGGGAGTTCAAAGTCAAATCTTACGATGAGGTCGACGGTATTGATTCGGGGCTGATGTATGTCGGAGAAAACTTAGCGAAGGAGACGCCGAAGATTTTAACGTCGATGGCGTCAGGTCTCTTCAGCATCATCTTTACCACTGCCGACAACGCTGCATCCGTCAACAAAGAGTTGAAAGAAAAGTTGCCGGACATGCCTCTGGAAAGACGAGTGGCCGTAGCAACTGGCGTTGGAGGGTTGTTGACCGCGTGGGACAATGTCCCGTTTCTACTTGGGAAATTCGCAAAGGGTGGCAAGCTAGGAGCCACCGACATCGTCTTGGACGCTGCGAAGCCTACGACGTTACGCAGGATAGGGGGGGTAGTTGGGGGGACGATTAAAAGCGGAGCGGAAGGTGGCGCCAACGAATTGATCAAAGAAGGCGTTACTATGGGAGCCCCTGCTGCTCTAGGCGCCCGGTACGAGGACAAAGAGGCTTCCGACCGCCTGATTAATAAGTTGCTGAGCGGTGCCATGATTGGGAGCGGTGAACACATTTTTAAAGGCGCAACCGAAAGTCTATTACGCACAGTAAGACGGCGGAGGTCTGAGAGGTTCAAAGCGTCAGAGGCCGCTGAAACGAAAAACGCTATGGATCAGATGAGCGATGCTGCGGCAAACTCCGACCTGCGCACGCACCACCCCGAAGCGTTTAGGGAGTTCGTTGCTGAGATGACCAAAGGTACGCATTTCCAACACGTTTATATCCCGGTTGATAAGATCGACGAGATTGTTCAACGTCGTGGTGGAGACCCGGCAAAAGTTCTTGAAGCATGGCACGGTGACAAAGGCGATTGGGAGACCGCACGTCAGACCCGCGGATCCGTTAAGTTTTCAATCGAGGATTATGAAACCTACATAGCAGGAGGCGAGTATGACTTAGATCTTCGTCCGCACATAAGCCTCGACCCAAGTGCCAAGACGCATGCCGAAGGGTTAGAGTTTAAGGGCAGGGAGTCTGATCTTATCGCTCAAGCGGAGAAGGACGCGAAGGCTGCGCTAGTAACCCAAGAACAGAACAGGGCTGTTTCGCAAGCAGAATATCAGCGAGACGTTGAGAGTCGGCAGGCTTCTGGCGCTTCTCCGGAGCAGGCGCATTCTGGCGCTTTGGCCGTCACTACGATGCGAACCGTGAGAATTGGCAAGAGTGGCCGAGCCCCCGATGACTTTGTGCGGGACAATACATCATCTGCTAATGCGTCCTCAACGAACCAGGGTCAACCGCGTGCAGTGAGTGAAGGTGCAGGGCCAGCACAGCAGCCGCCTTCCCGTGTTGAGGATGGCGGCAACGGCAACATCGCTCCTGTTCGCGCCCCCGGCGATAAAGGTGTTAGTGTTTTCCCCGCGACAGGTGCTGCATCTAATACCCGGGTACCTGAAGTGGCTCCGGTCCAGAAGGGACGACGATTGGGCTCAGTTCCCGAGAGTGGTGGCGGCAGCATGTCGACGGAACAGTTCAAGAGGATGATGCAATCATCCACCGCGCCCGCGCCCCGGCTGGCACCGCCCGGCTCGCCACCCAAGATCCTCGATCAGCAAGGCCCTGCAGTTCCGACAGAGACACCCTGGTCTGCGCGCCGAGACAAGTTGGAACGTAGCGGACGATAAATCCAAGGAGGGATTCGATGGACGCTGTTGAACCCGATGAGAACCCATCCCTCATTCGGCTTTTTGAAAGTGCTGAGCTTTCCGCCTTTCTTCGCGGGACGAGCCGGTATTTTCTGGAAACGCTTCCTGAAATAGGCCGGACAGATGCCGATGTGCGGGAGATGGGTGAGACCCTGCGCGACTGGGGGCGGGAGGTTTCTGGTGCTGACGAAAGCGCGATCCACGCCCATTTTGCCGACGCCTTCGAGGTATATCTGCTGGAGGGCGAGGCGCCTTCGGTGGCACTTCGCACTGTTTTCGAACATTTTGCCGAGTGGCTTCTGCATGTCTATGGGGCACTGCGCGGTCTTGATCTTTCGCTTTCGCCCGACATTCGCGATGTGCTTTTGCGCATGCTGGCAACCCATGCGGCAATTGAAGAGGCGCGCGACGACATGTCTGCGGACATGTTGTTTGCGGGTGGGAAGACGGCGGGGCTTTCCGCTGATGAGCACCGGCGTTTGCGTCGGCTTCATGAAGAGGCCGATGATGAGGCGCATCAAAAACTGCGGCGTCAGGTAATGAAGCCGATCTTTCTCGCGCGCCAGGATTGGTATCGCAAAGAGCGCGAGACGGTGAAGGAGATATCGACGCGGACCTTGCAGGCCGTGCCGATCTACCAGGCGATTCAGGCATTGCGCTTCGGCACGGATTTCGATGGCAAGCCTGTGGGGCGGATCAAGCTCGACCGGGCCGTTCTGGAGCGGGACTTTGGGTTGAAGCCTCTTTCTTCCGCTACGGATGCGAGCGAGGACGAGCTGGACCATGCCAATGCCTTTGCCGGACGTGACGGCATTCACCCCGATATTGCTGCTGGCATGTATGGGTTTGACAGTGGTCGGGTGTTTCTACAGGCGCTGGTGCGGGCGCGTCCTATCGAACTTGCCATCGAGCTTCTGACGGAGAGGACGATGATTGAGCGCCATGGCGATCTTTTGCTTGATGGCCAGTTGGAAGAAGAGGCGCTGAAGGCGCTGCATGGGGACAAACGACGGGCGTTTCTGCTGACGGAGCTGAATGCGCTGAGCAAGCTTTCGGGCGGCGAGGCGACGACGCATCAGGAGGTGGAGGGGAATGTCCACCGGCTGTTCAGCGCGCTGAAAGTGTCCAGTGCGACGGATTCCGATCGCCACCTTGCGGCAGAGCGCAAGACGGCCGGTGAGGCGGCCAGCGCCTTTGCCAAGGACGATCTCAAAGAAGCAATGGAGGCGAAGCGGCGACAGCTGATGGCCTGCCATTTCTATATGGCGGCCTCTGCCAAGGCTGACGAACTTGAGGCCCTGATTGACCGCATGGCGACGCTGGATGCGACGGATGATGAGTGGGCAATGGATGCAGAGGCGGATAACCGCGGGGCGGTGCGTGCGCTGGCCGCAGGATTTGGTCTGGCGAGCAAGCCTGCCCGTTTTGATATGGGCGTCTGGCTTGAGCAAATGAAGGAGGACGATCTTGTCCTATAATGTGCTTTCACAGGCAGCTGAGGTTTATACCCGCGCCGATGCAAAGGTATTTGGCGATCTGACGGTTGCGGAATTCGATGCCGTTCACGATGCGATCGACAATATCACGGAGGTTGGCCGGAGCGCGAGGCGTATCCAGATCGATGGCGAATGGCAGGATCTGGACACTGTTCTCGGCATGCTTCTGGCGGCTGTGGAGCAGCGTAGCGAGAGCCAGAACGCGGACTTGCGACGCAGATTGAAGGCACTTGGCGCGGGGGCCGTTATGCCGCTTTCTCTTGAGGCGGCGCAGCGGCCGGTTGAGCTTTGGGCACAGGATATGGATGGGGGCGAGGCAGGGATTTGTTCGCGTTTCATCATCGAGCCGGTGCGGCAGGCGTTTGAGCGCTACAAGCAAGACAGGGCTGCTCATCTCCGCGCGCTTTATGCCATTATAGAGCCGCGCCGGGCCGAACTTCTGGGGCCTGCGATTGGCGCCCCGGAGCTTGGATATACATTTGAGAGCAAGGGGCAGCTGTTTCATGCGCTTTTGCACACCGGCAATGACAGCAATAAACGCAAGCTTATGGCCGGGCGCGGGTGGCAGGCCGGATGGGAGCGTTTTATCGCGCGGATGTGGCGCGAAGGCATTCTGACCAAAGCCGATTATGATGCGGCGCAGGCCATCTGGGATGTGATGGAGAGGTTGAAGCGAAGAGGGCAGGAGGCACACCGAAAAATCTGCGGCTTCTCGTTCAGGGAGGTGGTGCCTGCCGCCCTTAAGACGCCGTTTGGCACTTATGCCGGCGGCTTCGTGCCGGCTGTGTTTGAACGGGGCTTCGGCATTGCTAATCAGGAAGGGAGGAACCCGGCGGAGATGTTTCCGACGGTTGCACCTGCCTTCACAGCGCAGGGGACAGAGAATGACGCGCGGCCGCTGGTGCTGGAGTGTTCGATGCTTGCTGCGCATATGGATCAGCTTTTGCGGTTTATCCATATCGAGCCTGTCATGCAGCAGATAGGGCGGATCGTGAACAGGCCGGAATTTCCGGTGGCGCTGGACGAGGTCTCGCCCGACATGATGGACACGGTGATCGTGCCCTGGCTGCGCATGGTGCGGCAACCGGTGGCTGAGGTGCAGCCGACGACGGCGGAGGAGCGGGCGCTGTCTTATGTCATGCGGGCGATCCGTGGACGTGCGGGCGTTCGCAGCATGATGCTTGATATCGTTAGCGCTACTGCATCGACGTGGGAGACATCCTCTGTCTTGGGCCAGATTTCCATGAACCGGCTGGAAGCTGCGATAATTCGCTTTGCCAATCAGGGCGAAGGGGCGGCCATGCGCGAGGAGGTGGCAAGACTATCCCTCGTGATGAACTCGCGGATGAAGCGGAGCAGCCGGGATATGGAGGCGTGTATTCGGCGCGCGATCGCCAAGCCGGGTGATCTCGGATTGATCGCTGAGAAAAGCGCTCTCTATGGGGAGATTTTGCTGAAGGGGACCGGGAATATCCTTGATCTGGTTCTCTGGCACGCGGCCCGTGACCAGGCAATTGCTGAGGGCATCCTGCATAGAGAGGCTGTGGCGAAGGCGGACGCTCTTGTTGTCAGGCGCGATGATAAGGAGAACCACTGGGGAGAGAACGGCTCTACTTTTGCCCGCCTGTTCACGCTGTTTTACAGTTACTTCAACAGCCAGGCTGATCTTTCGGGCGGAAATCTTCAGCCGATCATGCAGAGCTACGGTTATGGAGGCGCGCCGCGTCTGTTTGCCGTCTATCTGGCAGGGGTCGCTATTCCGGCGGTGGTCGCTCAGGTGATCACTGCGGCTCCGGATAAGTTCTCGGATGGAGGGTCTATCGGCGAACTGGCAGGGCTTTTCTTCGGCGCGCACAGCGAACGAGGCACCGGGATAGAGCCGATAGCCGAGCAGAATTTCAATGCCTTCACGGCGACGTGGAACGAGACGTCCGCAGCCCCCAGACGATCGGCTCGTGCAGATGGACCGGCAGGAGATGGATTGGCTGCCCTTGCCATGGTGCTGGGGATTTCTCTCGAAGGGTTGGTCCAGGCTGCGGGCCTTGGCGACGTCGACGTCGAGGCTGATCCGAACAGTGCTTTGGATACAGTTCCGACAGTTTCATCTGCTGCGGCATTCGGTGGGGCGGCACAAAGCCAGCCTGATCGACCTGAAGTGCCTCTTCGAGATTGATTTCGTAGAGCCGCTCGCTTGGTTTAGAATGCCAAGCGACGTTTAACTCATCGGATTTCCGAAAACCGATTCTGATTTTCTAGCCGATGCTGTCGCGGAGCGGCCGCCACGACTGGTTGCCCTGGCCTTGCCAGAACCACCAATCCCGACGTCCGAAACGATGGCGGAGATCCGGTACTCCCTACGCCGCAGCGATATTGGGCGAATCTATCCAATTTTATGCCCCACAAAACCCACACCGACAAGCGCCTTCAGGGCGCTTTTTTATGGAGTGAACAATGACGGTTTCAAGCGAAGTCAGCGTAGCCGGGCCGTTCTACGGCAACGGCACGACGAAGACTTTTCCTTATAGTTTCAAAATTCTCGATGCCAGGCATATCCGCGCCGTGCTGATTTCAGCATCGGGCGACGTATCCGATCTCTCTCTCGACAATGGCGACTACAGCGTGACGGGCGTCGGCAGCGAGACCGGCGGCGACGTCATCAAGGCAACACCGCTTCTCACCGGCCAGACCCTGACGTTGGTCCGCCGGCTGCCGTTGACGCAGGAGACCTCGCTCGAAAACCAGGGAGCCTATTATCCCGAAGTGGTGGAACGCCGTCTGGACCAGATGGTGATGCAAATCCAGTCGGTGAAGGAGGCCACGGAGCGATCGCTGACTGTCGAACCCGGCCAGGAAAAGCCTTCGATGACGCAGATTGCGGCTGCGCAAGGGTTTGCGCAGGGTGCGAAACAGAGCCGCGATGAGTCTGCCGGTTTCGCTACCGCGGCGGCCGGTAGCGCTTCAAATGCATCGGGATCGGCGGCGCTGGCAAGTCGCTGGGCAGGCGAGGCTGAAAACGTCCCTGTGGCGGGTGGGCTTTTCTCAGCGTTTCACTGGTACCGTAAAGCCTATGGGATTTATCAAACGGTCTCGCAGGGCTTTCTTGAAAAGGTCGGCGGCATTTTGACAGGGGATGTGCTTTTCGGGCCGGGAACCCATGGGAGTTACTCGAAGCTCCAATCCAACGGGGACGTTCAGCTAAACAGAAGTGACGGGACTGGCTTTTTAGGTTGGGCAGGTGGTAACCAATTTTTTGGTTGGGATGGTAATCGCTACACGTTCGGTCCAGCTGGCTATGTCAATATCTCTGGCGGTTCCCTGCGTGTAGAAGTTAGCGGAGGCAACGCCGCAATTTATCCCTCTACAGGCGACGTGAGCTTTTCCGCCTACATGGCAACCGAGTTTGGTGCAGGCATAAGTGAAGCTCTCCGGGGGTTCGTAAGCACCCAGCAAACGTGGGCGGGTAGCTCTGTCGTTGTCGTTGCTCACGGCAAGCCTTATATTCCAAAGGAAGTGATTGTAATCTTCGTCTGTAAAGTAGCCTTCGGCGGTTACGCTGTGGGCGACAGGCTTCCTATGCCAGCAAACACAGCAGCGCGCGACGAGAACTATGCTCAAGGGCAAGGTTACACTGTCAACGTGGACGCAACAAACATTAGGGTGAATTTTGGCTCCGATGGTATTCCCTATGTTAGTAAAGGCGGCGGGGGAGTAGGGAGATTTGGCCCTGGCAACTTTGATATCATTGTGATCGGGAGGCCCTAATGAAAAGATTCTATGTTGACGTGAACGGAAATTACCTCGACGGATACGACGACGCTGATCGCGGGAGGCCCGAAGAATTCGCAAACGCCGTAGAGGTGACGACAGCCCAGCGTTTCTATGTGGACGCGAACGGAAACTATCTTGGCTCCTTCGACGGACTCGATGAAGAGATGCCGGTAGATTTTCAAATCGGCATTGAAGTGCCTACCGCACCCCTAGATGGCCGGCAGATATGGAACGGCCAAAAGTGGCTTGAAGCTGCGCCAGCGGCTGAACTGCTCACCGCTGAGCTTGATCGCCGCCTGTCGTCTGGCTTCGATTGGACCTTTGAGGATGAACGCGGAACCCACCACTTCGGAACCGCGCCCTCCGATATGAACAGATGGATGCAGGAGGTAACGCCTCTTGCGCAAGCTGCTATAAACATGGGTGAGCCAAACCGGAAGATCGGAATCAAGACTGATACCGGCCCGACTTTCGTAACCGCTTCGGAATGGTGGCGTGTCCTTGATGCCGCCGCCGCATGGCGCCAGCCTCTTTTTGCATCGTATTTCGCCCTGAAAGCGCTTCCTCAGATTCCCGCAGATTACGCCACGAACCCCTCCTACTGGCCGTAGCCGCTCCAAAGGAAAAATCAATGCTCATCACAAATTGGCAAGAGGTGCTGAAGCGCGCCTGGTCCGTCCGGTGGATCGTGCTCGCCGGTGTTCTCTCGGGGCTCGAAGTCTTCCTCCCCATTATTGATGGCAATGTCGATATTCCTCGTGGTCTGCTTGCCGCGCTCTCGGGTTTCGCAACATGTGCCGCCTTCATCTCCCGAATCCTCGTTCAGAAAGGTTCAACTGATTTTGATATACAAGATCGCGACAACGAAGCGCGGTAAGTCTGCCATCGCTGAACTGCATAAAAATTGACTAGTGGAGATCGAGGCAGTCTATAGGCGAATCAAGGTGATCCCTGAGCAGATCGAGGAACGGCACTCTTGATGCGATCAAGCATAATAATGGCGCGCTGTCGAGGCAGACCTTATAGATGCGGTGCAGCCCGACGCTGTTGTCGATCTTCCCGATTTGAAATGTTCTGGGTCGTGGTAGTATCTAGCTTATACGCAGATCGTTCCGGTTATTACGATTTTTCTGACGCAAAGAACAACGAAAGCCTCCACATCATGTGCGATAACCTGCGTCTAAGAGATAACCGAGCGCGCGAAATTCTGCCAGACAGCTTCGATGTCTTCTTGCCTGTAGCGATAGTCGCAAACGCACTGCCGGTCGATCTACCTTCTCCGCCGATATGCCGAACGCCGCCGTTAGCGAGAACGACAGCGCGATAACCTTGCCGTTTAAGATAGATGCTAGTGCGTGCTTCACCCATTGCCGAGTATCCTCCCGGCATCATCTTATAATGCGAAAGTCTGCGTAGCCCGGGATTGAAGGTAAAGTTTCCCCATACATGGTGCGCTTTCGGGTCGATTGGTCTCATCGACACACCATTGAGTTCTTGGTACGGGCGTTTTTTCAGCCACGGAGGAGCGCCTGCATCACTCCTCGGCCACACGAGAGCTATAGAGGGGTCAGCCTCCATAAGCAAAACCGACTTCCGAATAACATCCGGCTGGGAAAACTCCCAGTCATCTTCGCAGTGGAAAATAAACTCAGTGTCTACCATAGAATATGCCTTATCAATTGAGGCATATTGTCCCAAGCTTGGCGAATTTATAATTACTTCGATGTTGAGTTCTGGGAATTTATCAGCAACGGTTTTTACCGCGAGATTGCCCGAGTCCTCGATCAGGATAAGCCGCCTGATCGGGTAATCGTTGTGGGCAGTAAAGGACGAAAGCGTCCTCTCCAGCAAATCGAAGCGATTACAAGACGTCACAACCATAGTGACTGCAGCTGTTCCGCGGTTGTCCATATTAACTCCATTAACAGCTGACACGGCCGGGATTCTATAACTCTAAAGGCACTCCATAACCTCCGCTACCACAAATTTCCATATTTTCTTTCACAGCTGCAATCTTCAACTGGAGAGTACCAAGGCCAATCCAAAAATAGATGCGCTAGTCAAAATGGCGATCTTTTGACAGGTAGATACTCCTTTCCAATTCTTGTCATATGCGTACCAGTCCGTGTCGTAATCGTAATAGGGTTTCTCAACGTCTAAAACATATCGGAGCCAGGTTATGAAGTTGCGCATCGTTGCTATTCCTCTCGTTCTATATGCGGGTATGCGGATTCACCTCCTATAATTCATTATTTTCTAATATAAAGAAAACTCATTCCCACCTGATCAGCTTGGCATTAAGTTAAGATTTTTCCTTCTGCCTGATTCCCGAAGCTGGGTTTGTTGACGTCTCCCGCGCTCGCCTATGCCTATTATCTGGCCCATATGTGATCGTCTAAGCTACAACACGCTATTGGACTCAATCAGTAGTCGATAGTTATCGTATCAAGACATAACGCGAAATATGTAAGCTTCTCACGTGCTCATCACGAACTGGTGGCAGGTGCTGAAGCGCGCCTGGTCCATTCGATGGATCGTGCTCGCCGGTATGCTGTCCGGGCTTGAATCCTTCTCACCATTATCGACGGCTATCTCGATATTCCCCGCGGCCTCTTTGCTGCTCTCTCGGGTGTTGCGACATGCGGCGCCTTTATCTCCCGAATTCTTGCTCAGAAAGGTGTATCGGATGCCGATCAATAAGATCACGCCGACGCCGCGCGGTAAGGCGGCCATTGCCGCTGTTCTTGCCTCTATCGCGGCCGGTGGATATGCCGCTTATGACAGTTACGCTGTTGCCGGGAGGATGGACCCTGCCGTCATTTTGGCGGTGGAAAAAGCCATCATTCCCTGGGAGGGGCTGGTGCTGACGTCCCATTGGGATCCCTTCGCGAAGATCTGGGACATTTGTTATGGCGAGACGCAGGACATTGGCCCGGGCATGGCGAAGACGAAGGCGCAGTGTCGCGATATGCTGCTGCGCCGCGTGCATGATGATTATTATCAGCCGATCATGCAGTGTTCGCCGAAGCTTGCGGCTGCACCTGTCAGCGTTCGTGCCTCGATGATTTCGGGATCGTATAATTTTGGCGTCGGGGCCTGGTGCCGGTCGACGGCGAAGGCTCGGATTGAGGCCGGGCAGTGGCGGGCGGCGTGTGAGGCGCAGACGGCGTTTAATCGGGCGGGTGGGCGGATTGTGCGTGGGCTCGTCAATCGCCGTGAGATGGGGGACGCGCAGCGCATTGGTGAAGCCGAGCTTTGTGTGAGCGGCCTATGAGTATGCTTTTCCCGACTTCGCTTTTGGGGCGCATTGCAACGCTCATCATCGCCGTCTTGCTTGTCTTCGCCGGCTTTCGGCTGTGGCTTTCCTCGCATGATGCGGCACTGCTGAAAGGGTATGTGCTGCTTTCGGAAAAGACTGCTGCCGAAGCCAGGGCGGCGGAGCTTGAGCGGCAGCGCAATGCGGCGGCACAGGCGCTGGAGGATTACCGGAAGCGCGCGGTGGCCGATGCTCTCACGCAACAGAAACGCCAAGCTGAACTCGAAGAGGCGATCCGCAATGACAATCAGACAATGGATGATGGCGATTACCGCTGGAGCGATGCTGATCGCCTCTGGCTGTGCCAGCAAAGAGGCGCGCCTGATTGCCGCCGCTGATGCGAGGGGCAGGATGGCTGCCGGTGTGCACCTGCCGGATCTGCCTGAGGAATGCCGCCAGGCAATGGAGCGGGTGATCCCGAAATACGGGGTCGAGAAGCCGCGCAATACGCAGTTGCGTTGGGAGGTTGCCGCCGATCTCACCGACAGGCGCACAGGGCGCTGCGCTTCCTTTTATGACGGTGTGAAGACGCGCTTCGACGCGACGAAGCCGCAAGCTGCGCAACGAAGCATCAGGCAATGACAGGACTTGAAGAGATGAATGACCACGAAGCCCACCGCGCCTATAGCGATGCTGCCACAGCGCAGCTCGGCGAGCGCGTGACCAACCTCGGGCGCCGGCAAAGCGATCTTGAAACCGAGATGCGCTCCGGTTTCAAGCAGGTGGAAAACACCATGTCGGCGATCGCCAATGAGATGCGCACGTCGATCTCGGGCCTGTCCGCCAGCCTTGCGGAGCGCAGCCGCACGCAATGGCCGGTCGTCTGGTCGGCGGTCGGCGTATCCTTCACGATCTTGGCGGCGCTGAGCGCCTTCGTCTATGGCACGCTGAGCAAGGATCAGAGCCGGCTCGATTCCGCGATCCTGAAGAACTCCGAACTGGCGCAGACGGCAGTCGCGAAGCTGGCGGACACAACACAGCAGAGCATCATTGCGATGACGGAGCGGATGGTGACGCGGCAGGAGATGGAGTGGCGTCAGCAGCGAAGCTCTGAAGACCGGCTGCGGATGGAAGCTGAGATCAAGGATTTGCGCGATGCGCAGGTTCCCCGGCCCGAACTCGACCGCGCCTTTGCCGGATATGATCAACGCTTCCAAGACCAGCAGCGGCAGATTGACGACCAGCGTCGACAAATTGGCACTCTCGAGGCGCCTGTGCGCTGA